TGTCTTTGTTTTTATTTAAAAAACGCAACACATTTTCCTGATGTTTTTTATCTTTTATATTTTTACTAAAAATAAAATCATCTTCTAGAACCAATATGTTTCCGTATCCATGTAGTTCCGCATGTTTAAATATTTGTAAATTTGCATCAACCAAGTCTCTCGCTGTATTTACAATATAATCTTGCTTTTTACATTTTTTGTAACCTTTGTTATAAACAATATACACAGTATTTGTAGGATGATATTCTTCCAGTTGTTTCTGTATTTCCGGCAAACGACCATTCCCTTCTAAATGTATAATATAAGTTGCATCGACACCACTAGAAAAAAAACCATCCGAGTATTGTATTTTTTAAATCGATAACACTCTGGATTCATATTAATATATGGATGCTAAAATATGTTTGCTCGATTAATGGTTTGGTGAATACAAATTATAAATAAAAAAAACAAAACTGTAATTTACAAAAAGATTTATTTCTGATTTTTACTATTTATTTTTTGCGTTTCTCAAATAAGCGTCGTACAATTCATATTCTTCTTCTGTATGATTTGATGGGAACGGCAAAATACAAATTCGATCTTTCATCAGATCTCTCAATTTCAACTTTTTATAACGAATTAATTTAAAGTGACGTTCGCATGGTATAAACCCATGAATACCACAAGTATCTCTTTGTCCAGACAAGAAATAATCTATACAACATTGCGGATATCCGAAGTATTTACCCACTATTTTCCAATGCTCTTTTTGCGATTCGATTGGCGTTCTTAATCTATGGTTCATTTTATTTTATTTTTATAATATTTATAAAGAATGGTATCAATTTTTTAATTTGAAAACCCATTCAATTGTCTAATTGCCTCTTCGCATGCAATTTGCTCTGCCTTCTTTTTAATTTTATGCAGACCTTCGCCCAAAAATACAAGTACCTTTTTATGTTGCGACATATATTGGTGAATTTCATGATATGATTTAAAATCGCGCAATGGAATAGCTAGTGAACGATTTGTGCCATAAATTGGCTGTCCAAGACACAAATAAACACCCATGCGATAACCTGTTTCAGGATTATGTTCATCCATTTCCAAATAATCCGGTGTTATCTTAAACTCTTTCTGAATTTTGACTTGCAAAATATTCTTATAATTATCGTCATTTTTAATTAGATTAATCCAATCTACATGTTTTTCGAATACATTTTCCACGAAAATCTGCACCAATTGAAACCCAGGCCCCGTAACAAATACATCTTTAAACCATCCATCCTCATCATTTACAGTAATTTTATTGTAATCTAGAAACATCGCACCCAAAAACGACTCGAACAAGCAGCCCAACTTTTTTAGATTAACTCTTGTCTGTTTCGTCTCGGCATGTTTAGAAAGAATAAACCACTTATGCAGTCCCATTTCATACGCCATTTTACCAATTGATTCGTTTTTTACAAGAGCAATCTTTTTTTCTGTCATAAAACCCTCATTTTCTTTTGGAAATCTACGATACAGATAATATTTAGTAATACATTCCAACACACCATCGCCCACAAATTCTAGGCGCTCATTTGATTTGGTATATAATGGCAAACAATCTTCTGGCTTTGGTACAATGACAATATTATTCATTTCGTTTTCTATATTTGGACGCCGAATATAGGATCTATGAACAAATGCGCGTTTATATAATTCAATATTGTGAACAGGGACGTTAATCCCGTAAGTTTTCAATATTTGAAGGATTTCAGTTTCGCGGATTGCTTTATTTAGGGGATTAAATGGATCAAATATATATGTTTCAATACCATTTGCGTTCTTTTCAACTCGAATGTCGTCGTCTAGGTTCATGTTATTTTGAAAATAAAATGAACTCTCACTATTATCATAATAAAAATATGTTTATATTCTTTTCAATTTTATAATTTGGTCCGTGCATTTAGAAATAAAATATTTAGCTATATTATATTCAGTTAATGTCAACTCCTTCTAGAGCATTTAGTTCATCAAATCGCGCTCAAATGATTAGCAGCGCCATAGTCGACCAAAATCAAGGCGGTGGCAATAAAAAGGCGGGTTTATTTCCTCAAATTGGTAGAGAATCATACACTAGCGTTGTCATGGGGGTAACAACTGGTGTTGCTAACAGCCGCTGCCGCCCTTGCCTCATGACCATGAATATCCGCCCTCTTGCCAATTCTGCGCGCCCTATTGGCTCTGTCACCCAATCCAACCCGGCTTGGAAGATTAATGGCGCGCCTTAAATTTTTATGTGATTTTATAAATATAAATTACATAAACCCTTACGTAGTATTAATAACGAATTCACTTACATATTCCGGTAAAAATGACGGTGAATTGTCGCCATTCTTAATACCCACAAAATATAAATCAAATGCTTGCGAATGGTAATAAGTATTCCATGTGGAAAATCGTTCATCTAAATTCAATACCTCATTCACATCTTCTTTAACAAGATTTTTATAATGATCTTCCATATCTTCCAATCGACCTATCGACGCATAAGAATCATAAGGTTGACTGCGACGTGTGCCGTGCTCTGGTCTATTCGTAGACGCACAAGTAAACACAAAAAGTCCATTGGGTTTTAACATATCATATATTTTCAAAAAGGATTCTTTATATTCGGGGTCGTGCTCAAAACATTCCGTTGATATTATAGTGTCAAAATAATCATTGGAAAAAGGCAAATCCTTAGTCTTTGATACAATGGTTACATTTGGCGCTGCAATAACATCATTTCCATAGTATTTGCAATCTTCAAACAATTCACGGTTGTTACCGTTAATATCGCCTGAGCCGACATCGAGAACCAATTTGTTTTGGAAATAACTTGTCAATATCGATTTAACGAATAAAGTGAAATGTTTTGCCTGTTCGTGCATAATAGTATTATTACGCAATAACGTTTATATTTAATTTTTAATATATTAATATTTATTATAATGGATTCTATTGACGCTATTTTTAGTAATTATAATACGGATAAAAATAAAGATTTTCATAATTATTCTAGGCAATATGAACAATTATTTAAACCTTACAGAAACGAATATTTAAAATATTTAGAAATTGGTGTTTTCCAAGGCGAGAGTGTAAAAGCTTTTCGTGATATTTTTAAAAACGCAACTTGTATCGTTGGATTAGATATAAACGAACAATGCAAACAATATGAAGAATCTAATAAGAATATTTTTATTGAAATTGGCAATGCGACTACAAGCGAATTTATAGATTTCATCACAAACAAATATGGTAAATTTGATATAATTGTTGATGATGGTAGCCATACAAATGCGGATGTTATAAAATCATTTGAATTACTATTCCCTCTACTAAACGACAATGGTCTTTACGTAGTGGAAGACACTATTTGTTTTAAAGACCCCAATTATATAGATATAAACTATCCAAATCATTTAGATTATTTTTCAAAATACACGTATTTTTTAAATCAATGGCGAAAATATGATTCTCAAGAAGGTATATTAGACCATTGCGTAGACCCCTTTAAAATTATTAAAAAAACTGACAATGTGTTTCAATATTCAATTGATAAAATAGAATTCGGCTGTTCTTATGTGGCTATTTATAAGAAAGTTCGAGAACATTGGATAAAATAAATATATAATATATAATGAAAACGCAATTTACACCTTTTTTCATTTAAAACGCCCATTATTTATTGGGAACATTTCCTTTGAACTAGCCCAAACCGGTAGGTTAGTGGAATTTGTTTTTGATAAAATTGATTTAAAAAATATATAGTATAAACAGTAATAAATATAAAAATGACTTTCGGTTATATTTACAAAATACAATTCCCTAATGGAAAGAATTATATTGGACTAACGACTTCTTCATTAGAAAAACGAAAAAATGAACATAAATACTCTGCAAAAAGAGGTGATACAAGATGTCTTTATAACGCGTTAAGAAAATATGATATGGAAGATACGTTTGAACTTATAGAAATAGATACAGCAGATACATTAGATGAATTATGTGAAAATGAAAAAACATATATTAAAGAGTATAATTCATATTACATGAATGGAAATGGATATAATATGACATATGGTGGAGAGGGAACGAATGGTTACGTTTTTACAGAAGAGGATAACCAAAAAAATAGTGAAAAAAGGAAAAAATACTTTCAAGAACATCCGGAAGAATTTCAACGAATGAAAGAAATGAGGAAACAACAACTGGATAATCCAGAAATGAGGAAACAAATGACCGAATCAATGAAGAAACATTGGGAGAATCCAGAAGCAACAGCAAGACAGAGCGAAATAACGAAACAACATCACAATGACCATCCAGAAACAAGATTGCGACAGAGCGAAAGCAGAAAGACAACATTTGAAAACAATCCAGAAATAAGAGAACGACAGAGCGAAAAAATGAAAAAAATGTATAAAGACAATCCAGAAGCAAGAAAAAAAAATAGTGAAGCAGTGAAAAAACATTGGGAAAACAATTCAGAAGCAAAGGAACGATTCAGTGAAACATCAAAAAAACAATGGGAGAATCCAGAAGCAAGAGCAAGACAGAGCGAAAAAAAAAAACAATACTTTAAAGACCATCCAGAAGAAATCGAAAAAAATCGTGAAAAACAAAAAAATCGGTCACCAGAATGGATAAAAAAAAGATGCGATACAATGGGACAAAATAAACCATTTGATGTATTCACAAAAGATGGAATATTTATAAAAACATTTACTTATATATTTGAGGCCCGAGAATATTTACAAAAAGAATATAATGTTACATCAAAAATCAATATAACAAAAGTTTTACAAGGCGTATCAAAGACTGCTTCGGGATTTGTCTTTAAATATAAGTGAAATTAGAAAAAAATAATTTTAAGAATGGGCATTTCAAATGAGAAAAGGTGTAAGAAAAAGAATAGATCGGCTTATACCAAAAAAAGAGGCGGTTCAAAAAAAGCATCACCTTCTATCGCATTAAAATATGCACATCAGGCCGAAGAAACTGCTAGGTGTGAACATAAATTGACAAGATTAGATAATAAAATAATCGATCTTTCCAATAGATTACACGAGGCACAAGAGCAGAAGCGTGCTCTTATTAGCAATTATATAAAAATAGAAACTAAATTAGATGAAGCTCTTGGTATAATGGAAAGAGCGCCTGTTGCGCAAGCATTTACTAGAAGTCCAATCTATGTAGATGCCGAACCAACAGAAGAAAATTGGTAATTAAATATTTAAAAACAATATAATAAAATCTTAATTATATTGTTATGCGTGTTATTGTTGATGAACGAGAAAGATCTCTTTATGAAAAATGCGAATCTATTATTATGGAACATCGATCCTCTTCTTATGTAATTTTATCAAAAGAAGTATTAACTATCGGTGACATTGTTTTTAAAACGGATGACGGACTAGATGTTCTCGTGATTGAACGTAAAACTTTTCCTGATTTATTGTCATCTATAAAAGATGGGCGATACGAAGAACAATCTTATCGAATACTAAATTCTAGCGGATTTCCGCCACATTCTGTATTTTATTTATTAGAAGGAATGTTCTCTACTTTAAACAACCCATTAGATAAAAAAATAATTCTTTCGGCAATAACGTCTTTGCAATTTTTTAAAGGGTTTAGTGTGCATAGAACTGCAACGGTTACAGAATCAGCGGAATGGATATTATACATGGCAGATAAAATCGAGCGAGAATTTTTAAAAGGTAAAGTACCATATTATTTGACTGATCCATTTTTAAGAGGATTTAATAAAAATCCTGAAAACGTTGAAGGTTCTAATACTAATACGTCGGCTAATTACTGCACTGTAGTAAAAAAAGTTAAAAAGGATAACGTCACCCCAGAAAATATAGGCGAAATAATATTATGTCAAATACCAGGAATTAGCTCTGTAACCGCTATAACAATAATGAAAAAATTTACTAGTTTCCCAAATTTTATAGTAGAATTACAAAAGAACCCTAATTGCATTGATGATATTGTTTGCGTTAGTGGAAAAAACGGGGATGAAAAATCGAGAAAAATAAGTAAAACATCTTTGGAAAACATTCGTAAATATTTATTAGGACAAAATCAGTCAATCAGCAATTCGCTATCATCGTAGTCATACATATATTCTTTTTCTACGTTAATTCCATACCAAATATATTCTTTTCCAACTAAATCTAAATCAACGCCATTTAAGTATGTGTCAAACGAGCTGAGAATAATTCTATTTTCATTGCTCTCTTTTAATCGGCTTTCTTTGCCCGACGCAACAAACCCTCTGCCTCGATTTCCACCATACACTTCTACGGCACATTCTACGCAATATCCTAAAAACACATCGCTATGCATTCCGTTAATATAACACATTTCGCATTGACTAGGCCCTGTGCCGGGCGCATGACTTGTTGCCCATTCTAATGGAAACCTACCAAAATATAGAATGCTATCTTTATCATGATGTAGTGTATAATATTCTTTACCATCGCTATATTCAGCACTAATAGTGCCATACCAATTACAAGCATCATTTTCGGCCGGTTCGTTTATTTGAATATCATTCGCGGGTAGTTCCTCAACTACAATTGATTGTTCTTCTACGACAACATGCTGTTTCTCGGAAACAATCGGTTGATCAGATTTAACATTGAGGGGCGCAACATCTTCTAAAGCAACGTCACTTTTATTGGCTCTACACAAAAAGGGAAAGCATACCATTTCGATAATATTATTAACAGAGATAATAATATTATCTTTATTACTAAAAAAAATAATCAATTTTTTACTACAAAACATCAATAGGTGGTGGCGACGCATTTGGTATAACTGGATAAAAAGCTGTTTTTGGTGTAGACAAAACTGGTTTTGTAATATTATTTTCTGCATATTTACCAGAATCAACCATTTGCTGAGTATATGTTGTGCCGGCCCAATTTGGATCCATTGGATTATCGCTTATAGAATTAAATGACGTCGCGTCATGGATTTTATCTAAATCTGTATATCTTCCTACGTATAATCCCTGTGGATCAAATCCAGAATAATTTCCGGCATTATAAGGCGGATTTTCTCGGGATGCATCTATGGTTTTTATAACATCATTTGTATTTATAGCGGCCGGCAAACCGCCCTGTAAATCGAATGGACTAGGTCTCATGCGAAACACATCATCGCCTTGCGCGTTAGTTTCTTGTTGTAAAAACAAAACGGGACATCTGGTGCCCTTTTTTCTTTGTATTTCTAAATAATTAATATATTCATCTAAATTGAAAAAAGGAATAGGATTTGTACCATCGACTATAGGCTGCTTTGTGTTATAAAGCAACAAACTATTACCTTTTTGTATTAATAAATCTGGACAAGCAGAATCGTTTTCGGGCGTTGCGTTTTCCATAGGTTCTTTATCTATTTTATGATACATTGTTAAATACATTCCTAAAAAAAAGACAAAGACGAGGAATGTTATAAATAAAATTTTTATTTGTTTCATATATGATTCGTATATACATATAATATATTAAAATCCAACATTTTAAGGAATATTTAGATGATCATTATAATATTTATAATATATATATGAAAGGTGGAAAACAAAAGACTCGCAAAAGCACGAGAACTCAAAAGAAACAAACAGTTCACAAATCACGTAAAAATGAACCTATCATTATTGAACAGGTCGAGCCCATTGCAGAGGAAACCAAAAAAACACCAGTAATAATAGGTTTAGTATATTCAAATGGATGTGGGCATTGCACTGCCATGAAACCCGCATGGGATGAAATGAAAACTGAAGTTGAAAGCGATCCTTCTCTCAAGGACATTGTAAATATTTTAGAAATAGAACGTTCCGACCCACAAATGGATTCTAAAATAAAAGACATTAATTCGGATTTGGTAAATTGCCAACCGCTTATGGTGCAAGGATTTCCTACTATGTTCTGCAAAAAAGAACATCATTTAGAACCATATGTGGGCGGTAGAGAAAAAGCCGAATTGATGGAATGGGTGCAAAAATCCGTAGCAAAACAAATGGGTGGCAAAAAAAGATATAACAATAAAAACCAAACTCACACAAAAAGGTCCGTGTTGTCTTATTTAAAGTTTTGGTAATTTTTACTCCATTTCTCATTTGAAACCCCATTACTGAAATAACCCTTTAAATAATTTCGCAACAGTGTCTTCATTTATATTTATTCCTTGTTGTCTAGAAAACTGGGCTAGCATATCAGTAAACACTTTTATATTCGGTTGAACTTGATTTTGTGCTTCAATCTTCTCATTAAGTAGGTGAATAGACTTATGAATAATTTCAAACATAAACAAGTATTCATCGTTTTTCTGTTTTTGTTCTTTTGTTCTAATATATTCATTAATTAGTAATTTGGTTTCATGGCTTCCCTTTCTTGAACCAATAAAATGTCCTATTTGACCATTTTGCATTGGAACACCTCCGTTTTCAAGAGTAGGGATTTCAAAAGGCACGTTAATTTTCTCAAGTTCTCGCTTTTCTTTGATAAATGTTTCCAAAGCAACTAAACATTTATCCATATCTTCTAGGCTATGACATGTCCCACATTCCTTCGCAAAATGCCCCACCTTTCCACAAACAAAACATTTATTTTTAGCACTATTACTCATTTTCTCCAGCATCTTCACAGTAGTATCATCTAGAACTTCTTCACAGAAAGACCCCCCTCGCACATTTTCAATCCCATACTTATCCATGTATATTCGTGTGTATTTGTCTTCATCATAGTCATCGCAGTCATTAATAACTTCTAGAACACGAACAGGACTGTATTTACGAGTCCATACAGCACCACCCGAATGAAAATGCTGTTCTATCCTGAAACCAGGATTATTTGTCTTTCCGATATAATACTTTCCACCCACCAATTCCAAAACATAAATGTGTACCATTTTTCTTCTTGATGTTAGTAAATATTGTTTTTGGTTTCAATTTTTTGTTATTATAATGAATATATTATTTTAACGATTGAATTGTAGAGTAAACTTTATAAAAATGGGTGTTTTGAATGAGAAAAGGTGTAAACATTGTAAATGCATTTGTAAAATAATGAACGCGCAAATAAAATTCTATTTAGATATAAAAATAGAATTTTATGACGATTTATGAGATAATACTGTTAGCCATTGCCGAAATCTTGGGCGACTTTGGACTCGAACAGTTTGCAAATCATGGTGGCATTAATTCATTTGCTGTTGGAATAATAGGATATATCGGTGTGATAATCATGTTGATTATTTCATTACAGGGATCAACTATTCTTCTTGTAAACGGGGCGTGGGACGGGGTCAGTGCTCTGATAGAATCTATTGCTGCGTTTTTCATTTTAGGCGAACGGTTTACTGATTTTTATCAATATATAGGTCTTGTCTTTATTATAGTTGGCCTGTTTTTACTTAAAATACCTAGTAAAAGAGAAAAACCGTTTAAAATTCCAGCGTGGTAAGTTCTGCATATTTTTTTACGTATATACCTTTCCGTATATATACCCATTAGATTTTGGATAACAAGTCCCAAATAAATTATCTATCCAATATTCCCCATAATTATATAATAAATATTTGTGATGCAACAAATGATGATTGCCAATTAACCACGAACATCTATGGTCGTGTCGCATTGCCCCCCTAATATTAATAATTAAAAGCGCACCTAAAAAGTTAACACAAGAACACTTGATTACCAATAATGGAATGAAAATTCCGAATGATTGTGCGACATGTTCAGCTATATGCGCAGTATTTGCATCAATAAAAGTTAATTCTTTATAAGGAATCATATGATGAATCGCATGTAAATAATAGAACTTCTTGTGAAGAATAATGTGCGACATATAAAACCAAAGATCATAGCAAACCAAGTGTAAAATTATTCCAAGCATTTCTTTGATATTATTTGCAACTTTATCTTTATATTTATCCCAATTATTAATTTTACGTAAATTATGTACAACGAAAATATTCAGAAAAAGAAACGTGATCATTTTTTTTTTTTGGACATTTTAAAAATGTCCATTTTTATAAACCTCAATAAGTCTTTTGTAAAAAAATCGCTGATTTTACTATTTAAAGCATAATGCAGTGAATACGAGATTTTTATTAAAAACAATGGCTGCATAATATTTTTAAATATATTATGGAAAAAGGATTTAGTCGTTTTTTCTGTTTCCTATATATGGAAACAAAAAAAACGAGAAAAAACGAGGAAAAGTATATTTGTGCTATTTGTGACTTTAAATGCAGATGGAAAAGCGATTGGAACCGTCATTTAGGCACAGCAAAGCATTTGGTGGAAACAAATGGAAACAAGTTGGAAACCGGTAAAAACGAGAACCCATTAATGATAACAAATCATCTAAAAGAGTCAAATAAATGTGTTAAATGTGACAAATGTTATAAGACCCGAAGTGGATTGTGGAAGCATGAAAAGCTATGTTCAATTAAACAGATTCCTACCGATAATTCAGGTTTAACGCCTGGAATTGTAATCGATTTATTAAAGCAATCCAACGAATTCAAAAATTTAATAATGGAACAGACAGGAACTATTCAAAAACAGAGCGATGCCCTTTTAAAAAGCAACGAGGTCATGCTCGAAATGTCCAAGAAAATATCAGCCGGAACAACAAACAGTAATAACCGTATTACCAACAATATAACCAATAATTTTAATCTCAATTTATTTTTAAATGATACGTGCAAAGACGCCATCAATATTAGTGATTTTATAGAAAATATTCAAATACAAATGAAGGAATTAGAGAACGTGGGAACAAATGGTTACGTCAGTGGAATTACAGATATTATTTTATCTAGATTAAAAGAATTAGATGTATCAAAACGACCCGTTCATTGCACTGATTTAAAACGCGAGATTTTATATGTTCGTGATGAAAATGAATGGAACAAAGACAGTGAAGAAAAATCTAAAATAAAGAATATGATAACAAAAATAGCCGATAAAAATTATAGGAAAATTCCCGAATGGCGTAGAGAACATCCAGATTGCCAAGAACCAGAGCACCAGCAATATGATTTTTGTATTAATTTGATGCGAAATTCACTTGGCGATTTGGGTGATGAGCAAATTAAATTAGATAATAAAATAGTGAAAAATATAGCAAAGCAGGTTCTCGTGGATAAGACAACCAGTTAAAAAATTTTTATATTAAACAAATTATTATTTTAATATAAAACGATCAATTTTTAAATTCTACATGATGCTATATTTTTAACGGCAAGGCCATTAACATTCGAGCTATCGGATACATTGGCGAATTGTCCACCAACAAAAAGTTGTCTATTGGATGGGTCTATTGCTAGTGCATATACTATATCATCAGTGCCATTGTGACTAATGTATTCAAAATAGCTTCTGTTTCCTAGAGACTTCCAAAGGTTGTTGGTAATGTCCCATCTGGCAATATAGTTACTAAGAGCATTGTTTTTAAAATTAACTGCTGTGAAACTACCATCTATATATAATTGTTTGTTATTATCATACCACAGCAATCCATAGACGGTGCCGGTTGTTCCGTTTAATTTTGTGTTACCTAACTGGCCCCATACATTATTTGATAAATCCCATCTGGCCACATAATTAGTAGATAAATCCTTGTTGTAAATATCATTAACTCTTGTGAAATTTCCACCGACGTAAAGTTGACGGTTTGAT